TAATATTAGAAGATGATACACCTATTACATCATTACCATATCCTGATGGAGTTGCAGTAAAATCTAAATAAGGAACATAACCAGCACCAGAATATGCAATTCTTCCATCGTTAGACCAATCTGCCGATCCTGCTGAATCTCCATAATCATGCGCGTTTTCTACTACTACTAATTTTACATATCCACTACTAAAAGCTGATATAGCATCAGAGTTTAAAGTTACTGCTACATCACCATTAGCATCAGTCCATGCAAATGAGGAACTATAAGTACTACTATAATCTACGCTAGAATAAAAATCACCTACAACTAAATCAGTATCAGCATTTCCTTGAGCGGTAGATTCTAATGTTATAAAAGTAGGTAAACATATTGTAGGCGAACAACCCCCATTGCTAGTCCCTCTAAAGTTTAAAGTTAAACCTGTTATAGTGTATCCGCTAGAGTAAGCTGAAACATCAAAAGCGCAGAAAAATCTATAAAATCTATAATTAGTTCCACCTCTACCAGTATCTCTATAAGCTCTAGATCCAATAGTATTAGAAGAAGTACTTTGATTGGTAACTGAAGAGGCAGTTCCTTGTCTAGCTGCATTAAAATTAGCATTAGTAGTACCTGTAATTGTTCCGTATTTCCCTGCGTTAACTGTAGCCATTAGTATTGTTTTTTAGGTAAATAATAATAATCATGATTAAAATAACTATTATTAGGAGGTGTAATTGTTATTTTTTCATAAATAACATCTTCTATTCCCATAAGATTATTTTCTTCACTTATATTATTCCACCATGTTGTTTTACATCCTGGTTTAGCTAAATCACTAATTTTATCTTTTAAATCAACATAAAATTCATCTCCATAAGTATCATAGAATATTCCAT